GAAAGAGAAGAAAGAGAAGAAAGAGAAGAAAAAGAAAAGAAATAAAATACCCCCCAAACCCCCTAAAACAGGGGGAGAAAATTCAGGGCGTTCAAATCCCGAAAGTGAAGGGATACCCTCTGAAGAAGTCCGGGACACGGATTCAGGGCGTTCAAATTTGGATTTCGATTCTTTCATCTCCGATTTCAACGGCATTAAAGGCTCCAAATACAAGCTGATAGAGAAGGTGAGGCGTCAGTTCAATGCCCGTCTTAAAGAGGGATTCACGGCAGAAAACATGCTTTCGGCGCTCAAGAATGCGATGGGGCAAAAATACCACATCGACACGGGAGGCCGGTATTTGACGCCTGAGTTTTTCACCCGTCCGGACAAGATCGAGCTATACTGCGAAAAGTCCGATCCGGTGAAGTCCCGTGAACCGGAAACCGGTTTTGGCGTATGGATTGAAAACGGCAGGAAATATTACGGGGACAGGATCGAAATACCCTTTGATGCACCAAGGCGTCCGGACAGGAACCATTTTTACAACCCCCGGAAAAAGGCATGGGAAATATAACCAAATCACAATGGAAGAGACGATTGTAATTAAAAGCTGGTCGGATGTAGGCGTCAATGCGCTCAGGACGAACGGAAAGGTGAAGGTAGTTTGTCCCGCTTGCCATGACAGGAGAAAGGACAAGCGGGATAAATGCCTGTCTGTTGACATTGGTAAAAACGTTTCCCATTGCCATTATTGCGGTGTTTCATACGTGATTGATTCTCGTAAGGACAAAGAATTTAGCGTGAAGATGAAAAAAGAGTATTTCCGTCCCAAATGGACCAACAGAACACAACTGTCCGAAAAGGCGGTGAAGTATTTCGAGAGCCGCAAGATTTCGCAAGGCATCCTTGTGGAAATGAAGATCACGGAAGGCATGGAGTTTATACCCCATGATGGAAAACAGGTTAATACGATTCAGTTCAATTATTTCCTGAACGGGGAGCTGATCAATGTCAAGTACCGTACCGGGGACAAGCATTTCAAGCTGATACCGAATGCGGAACTGATACCGTACAATCTCGACGCGGTGAAAGGGTTGGACAAGTGTATTATCACCGAGGGGGAGTTTGATTGCCTGTCTTTCATAGCGTGCGGTTTCCCGCATACCGTTAGCGTTCCGAACGGGGCAAGCGAAAACACGTCCTATCTCGATGACTACTGGGATGACTATTTTGAAGACAAGACAACGGTTTACATCGCGGTCGATACGGACAGAAAAGGTGTCGTGCTCCGAAACGAGCTTTTGAGGCGTTTTGGCGCCGAACGCTGCAAGATTGTAACCTATGGGGAGGACTGCAAGGATGCAAACGAAATGTTCGTCAAATACGGCTCAAATCGCGTCAGGGAATCAATCCATAATGCGACGGAAATAAAAATTGAGGGCGTGTTTTCGGTATCCGACTTTGAGGGCGATCTGGATGAGCTATACCAAAACGGACTGCAAAGGGGGTTGACAATCGGTTATGAAAATTTCGATGCGTTGTGCAGCTTTGAGACGAAACGAATATGCGTCATTACCGGGATACCCGGACACGGGAAGTCTGAATTTCTGGATGAAATCATAGAGCGAATGAACCTGCTTCACCAATGGAAAACGGCCTACTTTTCGCCTGAAAACTATCCGTTGAAGTATCATTCCTCCAAACTGGCAAGCAAGATAACAGGAAAGGCTTTCAAAAAAGAGAAGCTGCCTTTTAACGAATACAGGCAGGTAAAGGAGCATATGAACGATAACTTTTTCTTTATCTTTCCGAATGATTCATTTTCGGTTGATTCCATTTTGGAAAAAGGTCGCTACTTGATACGGAGGCATGGAGTGAAGGCGTTTGTAATAGACCCTTGGAACCGATTGGAGCATCAGATTCCTCCGGGAATGACCGAAACCAATTATATCAGCCAGACGCTGGACAAGTTCACGAACTTTTCGCAACGGTACGACGTACTGTTATTTCTTGTGGCTCATCCGCGGAAGATGGTTAAGGATAATAACGGACAGTATGATGCGCCAACGCTTTATGATATTAACGGTTCGGCTAATTTTTATAATAAGGCCGATTATGGAATTTCCGTGCATCGCAATAAGCTGGAAGATACGGTAGACGTGGGTGTGCTAAAGGTTAAATTCAGGCATCTTGGAGAGACGGGGAAGGTTCATTTCAGGTATAACCTGAACAATGGACGCTACACGCCATATATTGACGGCAAATTGTCCGACTGGGATAATTCAAACCATTTGATTGATATGCTTAAACAAAGAGGAGATACCGCCTCATGTGTGGAGCTTCCGTTTGAGATGGGAACAGAAGGAGAGGATATGCCGTTTTAGGAATTATGAATTATGAATTATGAATTGATAATTCCACCGGGAGTAGATATTCATATTGTTTTTTTATCAACGAACGCATTATTATAATACACATGATTGTAACTTTGCGATTTAAAAGAAACCTCAATGAAAAATTGACGGAACCGACAAAAAGACGACAATGACCGACAAAAAGACGATATATTCAAAGCTGATTATCGACATAGCTGATTACCTGTTTGAGCATCCGGACAGGAAAACGTCAGATGTTTTGTCGGTTTTTGTCGGAAAATGTCGGAAATCCGGAAGAACGATAGAGAGGTATATCGAAAAGGCCAGAGTATACAACTCACAGCGCATTCAAAAGCAGGAATCGGCCAGGGAGGATGTATTGCTCGAATCGGCAAAGGAATCCTTCAAAAGGGCTATATTGAACCGCGAAGAGGCTCTTGAGATTCTCACATCCATATCGAAGGGAGAGTCAAGGAAAATACCGGTTGAGAGTGAAGGCGTTGGAGGCGTTGAGGCCTGTACAAAATGGTCTCATGAGGCTCCTTCGGACGGTGACAGGGTTAAGGCAATAGACAAGCTGTCGCAGTTGCAGGGATGGTATGCTCCAAAACGTGCAGAGGTGACAGGTAAAGACGGAAAGGGTTTGTTTGAAAAAAGCGTTTCCGAACTGGAGTCCGAGTTGATAGAGATTGTTTCAAAAATCAATGAATAGAGAGGAAATTCTTCATGGGATTGAAAAGGCGAAATTTGTATTGAACCAAAAGAGCAAAAGTTCCCTTTTGACGTTCACAAAGGCAACCATGCCCAATTTCAAGCCTGCCGGTTTCCATAAACAGTATTATTCCATTCTTACCCTGTTTGCCGACAGGCAAATCAAAAAACTGATGGTATTCATGCCTCCGCAGCATGGGAAAAGCGAGGGGTCGACACGGCGCCTGCCGGCTTACCTGCTGGGGCGATTTCCGGACACGAAAATAGGGATCATAAGCTATTCGGCCACCAAGGCGCGAAAGTTTAACCGTGAAATTCAACGCATCATCGACAGCGCCGAATACAGAGAAATTTTTCCTGAAACCAGGCTAAACAGTTTGCATGCTACAACCGTCTCCGGGCAATGGCTCAGGAATATGGACGAGTGCGAGATTGTGGGTTCTTCGGGCGGATTCAAAACGGTAGGCGTGTGCGGGCCGCTGACGGGCGATCCTGTTGACGTGCTTATTATGGATGACATTTACAAGGATGCCAAAACAGCGTGGTCGCCGGTTGTTCGCTCGGCGATTGATGACTGGTATGATACGGTAGCGGAAACACGCTTGCATAATGACAGCCAGCAACTCATTGTGTTCACGCGCTGGCATGAAATGGATTTGGCCGGCCGGCTGCTTAAAGAGCAGGGCGTGTATGATTCCGAAACCAATTCCGACGGTTGGGTAGTTGTCAAATATCAAGCAATTAAGGATGGCATAAGGACGGAATATGATGAAAGGGGCGAGGGCGAACCTCTGTGGCCGGCGCGTCATAATCTTGAAAAACTGATCCGCGTCCGAAAAAGGAATCCGCATGTATTTCAAAGTCTCTATCAACAGGATCCAAAGCCGTTAGAAGGTTTGATGTATGAGCATGAGTTCAGGGAATATGAGGCCCTTCCGGTTACAAGCAGACGAATCGTTAAAAACTATACGGATACGGCGGATACGGGGAGCGATTATTTGTGTTCCATTACTTACGTGGAAACAGAGTTGGGCAATTTTGTTCTTGACGTGCTTTATACCGCAAAGGCGATGGAGTATACAGAGCCAAAAACGGCCGAAATGCTGACAAAGCATAATGTCCTTCTGTCGGTTGTGGAGAGCAATAACGGGGGGCGCGGATTTGCGCGTAACGTTGAGGCGCAATGCCGGATCATGGGAAATAATAAAACCCGCTTCAAGTGGTTTCATCAGATGGAGAACAAGAATGTCCGTATTTTCAGCCACAGCGCAGACGTATTGAATCTTACGTACTTCCCCAAGGGGTGGGCAAGCATGTGGCCGGAGTTTCATTCTGCGCTTACCAATTATATGAAAGTCGGGAAGAACGAGCACGACGACGCGCCGGATTCGGTTACGGGCGCAATCGAACAACGCGGAAAGTCGTATGTTCGGAATTACGAAGGGTATTTTTATTAAGGAGCTTAAGAGGCCTAAGAGACTTAAGAGGCTATAAGGAATAGATATTGTTTTTTTATCAACGGTCGTATTATCATAATACTTTACGGGCTACCTTTACGGCATCAAATTTGAATTATGCGGATTGACTATACATTTGATGGAAACAGTTTTGCCGGCTACGGGGTGTACGTTGAGAAAAGCTCCGGACTGATCGGTAAACCCAAACGTAAAAGCCCGGAGATGTACGAGTATCCGGGCGAAAACGGATTTATACCGGATTTGGGGGAGGTCGTGTATGAGGCGAGAACGATTACGCTTTCGTGCTTTATGCTGGCGGATTCTGCCGGTCAACTTATATCCATGTATGAATCGTTTACGTCGATTTTGTATAATAAAACCGCTTTATGCGTACTTAACATGAAGATTGACGGAGTAACAAAACTCTCGTTCAATTGCTATGTAAAAGAGGTTTCCGACATGTCGAAAAAGTTTCGTAACGGTATGAATGCGGGGGAGTTTACCATTACCTTTATAGAGCCAAAGCCTTATGAATAGTCTGGTCATTACTGCAATAGACGGAACGACGTTTGATCTGTTCGACCGGACGATTCCGTGTACCGTTGTCGAGGGCAAGCAAAGCTGCGCTCTGCTGTCCGAGGATACGCTTGCGATCAAGGTAAAAAGCGCAAGGCCTGTCCCTCTTTCTATTGGCGACCGGTGTACTGTTTTCGGAAAGAAATACTGTCTCAACACGGTGCCGCCGGTTAGAAAACTGGGGCCGCGAAATTTCGTATATGAGCTTGTTTTTGAGGGGATACAATATTCTCTCATGGATGTGCAGTTTCTTTTGCCGGACGTAACGATCGGCAGCAGCCTTCAGGCCGATCTCGGCATGTTTCTATCCGTTTTCATTGATAACGTCAACCGCGTTTACGGTAACTGGTCGCTTGGCGAATATCCCTCCGACACCGAATCCAAAAACCTGATTTTTAACGGGGAGAACTGCCTGGAGATTCTTCAGCGTTTTTGCGAAGAATACGAACAGGAATTTGAGATCGAACAGACATCGGGCGGGGCTAATGTCCTTCATATCCGAAAGGCGGGGGTTTCTTTCCCGTATACGTTCCGGTTTGGAAGCGCCGGGGGATTGTATGAGCTGACACGAAACAATGTCGATTCAAAGAATATCGTCACCCGTCTTTTTGTATACGGGGGCGGGGATAACCTTGGCAACCTTTACCGTCACAGCGCACTCTGCCTTCCGGGCAAGGGGAAAAACCAGTCTTATCTGGAGGATTCGGGCGCGATTAATCACTACGGGGTTCGCGAAAATACGCATGTGTTAGAGGATATATTCCCAAACCGGTACGGTCGGGTTACGGCGTTAGGCGGCGATTGCGTGACCTTCACGGACAGTACAATGAATTTTGACCTCAATGAGTCGGACGGATCGGGCACAAAATGGCTCATTGCGGGCGTTAGTGCAAAGGTGCATTTCAATACGGGACGGCTTGCGGGGTATGAGTTTGAGATTCTGAAGGATGGCGGATACAATCACGAGACGAAAACAATCAAACTGATCCCGTTTACGGATGAAAACGGGCGTGAGTTCCCAAGCAAGGACAGCGCCGCCTTTCAATTGTCGGTTGGCGACGTCTATTTTTTCAAGGATATACGTTTGCCGGATCAGTATATTACGGACGCGGAGGCGGAATTACTGTCGAAGGGGACGGAGTATTTCGAGCAAAACAGTCAGCCGCAAGTGGAGTATTCGCTTCAGATTCATGAGCATTTCATTAAACAGTTTACCGGCGGTTTGAATATCGTCAACCTGTTTGCGGTCGGGGATTATATTCATGTAGTTGATGCCGATATAGAGGTAGACAAGTCTATCCGCATTGCAGCGTTTACGCGCGACGTGCTCAAGCCGTACAAATACAGCATAACCCTGTCGGACGTGGTAACGCGGGATGTTTTTACCCGCGTCATTTCGGATGTTCTCAATATTGACCGTATCCTCGAAATTAATCACCTTGCCGATCCGGCCAATGCGCGAAGGTCTTGGCGCGCAAGCCAGGAGGTACTGGCTATGATTTTTGACCCGGAGGGGAATTATTACAGTGAAAAGATTAGACCGGGAAGTATCGAAACGATGATGCTGCAGGTGGGCGCAAAGTCCATGCAGTTTATTTTGCGCAATGTAGTGTTTGAGCCTAATTATCTTGGCAATCCCAATGTTTTGCGCGTTTCGGCCGGTCAATTGATCCATTATACCATTGAGGACGTTAATCGTACATGGGAGCTTCCGACACTGACATTTTCGGGACTTGTAAGCAATACGGCGTATTATATCTATGCCCGGTGCAGCAAGGGTGACAATGCGGGTAATATTCTTTTGGATACGGCGCAAAGAAAGGTGGATCACGAGGCCGGATATTATACATTTCTTGTCGGCGTATTAAACAGCGTGGAGACGGATAGCGACGGGGAGCGTCCGGGACGTATCGTATCGCTCACATATGGCAGTACAACCATTAATGGACGGTTTATCCGCACCGGACGGATCGAAAGCAGTATCGGTGCGCCGGGGTACTTTGACATAGATACAATGACGATCGTCGGCGGACTTACCATACTGGCAGGTTCGTCCGGTTACAACAATATGACCGACAAGCCGGATTTGAGTGTCTATGAAACACATGCGGAGTTCAATGTATTCGCCACGCAGATAAGCGGGACAGTGACGGCGCAGGGGACTACGATTAACAGCCTCGGACAAAGCATTACAAGTATCTGGGCTGCGGGATTTCTGACGGAGGCGACCGGAAACACTCTTTGGGCGCGCAGAGACGGGATTATCTCGGCAATCAATCAGACGCCGGAATCCATTACCATTTTGGCAAGCAAAATAAATCTTATCGGAGCCGTTACATTTAGCATGCTTAACAGTACGGTATATAATGAGTTGTATAACAAGTTGACAAGCGGGAATGTCAATTCTTCGGACTTGTCTTTAGCGTTGCGAACTCAGATAAGCACCATGTCGACCGATATTGCAAACAAGGTAAATGCGTCGGCATTGAAAGCGTTTGCCATATCAGGAAATACAGGGCCGACAAAGACAGACTTGGCTACAGCTCTTCAAACGGAATTAACGGCAAAGCTCACCGGCAGCGGAACGACGAGCGGAAGCAAACTTGCGTCGCTTATCGTTAACGGACAGACATTGATCGCGGGAGGGTATTTGCAAACGGAATATATTAATGTTGATAGTATTACGGTGAACAAGTCGCTTAATGTGGGGGCATTTACCGTGAACGGACAATATCTGGAAGGGTCATATGGAAGTTATAAAAATAGTCTTAGGCCAACCGGATTTTATG